TGCGGAGCGCCCGATAGGACACGAAGAAGAACGGCCGAGCCTGCATCTTCTGCGTCCCGAACTCGAGCCACCGGGCATAATAGGCCTCATCGCTGCCCGCGAAGATCGTCAGCGACAGCTCACCGACTTGCCCGCGGGCGAGAACCATTGCGCCTTTCGGCGCATCGCCCCACGTCCAGGCGATCGACCGGGCGAGTTCGCCGGTGTCCTTCGGTGCCAGCGAGCGCGCCATCAGGACGATCTCGTCGGCGCCCTTCGCGAGCGCGGCTCTGATCTCGTCTTTTGCGACCTTCGGCATGAGGCGCAACTTTTTGATGAGCTTGTCCTGCCCGAGCGCCTTTGCCATCAGAGCGCCACTCCGCTCTCGCAGAGCAGATCGATGAACTGCCGATCGAGGCCCGGCGTCACGTCGCGCACCGCAAAGAACGTCAGTGTGCGCTTGTCCTGCGCGTACCAATCCGACGTGATTTGCCGCGTCTGTGCGGAAGCACGAACCCGGATGACTTGGGTGTGCTTGCCTTCAAGGCGGCCCGCCAGGACGCTTTCACCTCCTCGGAGGTGAATGAATGCGGCGCGCGCTGCAAACCGCTCCACAAACCCGCCTTGGGTGTTGCCGTATTCGTCGGTGACGTCCTCCCGCTTGCCGAAGGCGACGGAATAGAAGAGTTCACCGGCATCAGGCTTTTTCGCCATCGTCCGAATCCTTGCGCGGCTTGTCGACCGCGACCGCGGCACCGGCGGCAATTGCCTGCTCGGCGCATTCCTGCTTGACGGTCAATTCGGTGCCGGCGAGATACCCGATCGTCGATTGAGGCGTCGGCTTGTAGTCGAAATCCTTGGTGAAGCGAACGCGAGCCATCACGGATGCATCCTTCTGTAAGGCGAGATCAGAAGGTCAAACGCCGGGTTTTGATGAAACTCAGCGCCGCCTGTCTGCTCGCGATTTGCATAGAGACCCGCGGCCATCAGCAGGATTGCGGCCTTGATCGCGGCCGGCACATCGGCGGGGTCCTCCTCGCCCAGCGTGAAGACGGCTGAGACGGCATCCCCGCGCTCGTAAACCTTCGGCCGCGTAAAGCTGCTATCGAGCCACAAGGTCTCGCCCGAGAGCCGATAGGCCGTCTCGGGAACCGTCTGCTCGACGTTGGCCTCGTCGAAGTATTTGAGGACGACGCCCTTCACGGGCTTCATCGGCATGGTGAAGCATCCTCGCCACTCACACGCCTGAACAGCCCACTCCTGGCTCATGAGAGCCCGCGCGAGCATGCCGGAATAGCCGTCCATATGGTTGATGGCCGCATCAAGGTAGATTTGAAGGATCTCGTCGTCATCGGTGAAATCGTCCGCGATGACGTGCTTCTTCAATTCCTCGAGCGAGACCGGCTTTTCGGTCGGCGCCGTGACGAGAACGATGTCCATTATTCACCGGCCTCGCCCGTCGAGGCTTGGCTCGTGATCGCGGGACTAACCGGAGCGGCCTTGTTCTTCGGAGCGCCTTTGACGGCCTTGTTCTTCGGAGCGCCTTCCGCCTTCGAACCGTCCAACGGCTCGAGCGACTTGCCGATGAGGTGTCTGACATCGCCTTCTTGCGCTTCGCGCGTGTCGCCGACGTTGTAGACCTTATCGCCAATGTGATGGCGCAAAACCTTGAATTTCATTTGAGCCTCCTTCGGTTCATGAAGTGGGCGACCTAAGCCGCCCACCGTGATCAACCGACCTTGGATCAGGCCACGCGGCCGAAATCGCCGTAGATGAACGCTTCCGGGCGATAGACTGCCAGGGCGAGACGTTCCTCGGCGAGGATGGTCAGAAGGTTCTTGGTGAAGTCGTCATTGACATAGCCGACCTCAACGCGCGCATCCCAACGATCGAACACCTGTGCGCCCAGCTTGAACGCGCCGGTGAGGAATTTGTCGACTGCAATCGCCTGCGTTTCGACCACCGGCAAGCCCCAGAGCGTCGGATTGATCGAGCCCTGCGGATTGCCGATGATGTAACGGCCTTCGCTGTCTTTCAGGGTTTCGATCCATGCCCAATCGATCGGGTTCATGACGTGGCCGGTTGCAGGGTATTCGGCGAGCGCCGCCTGCAGCATGGCAAGGCGCATCATGTCGATGCTGGTCGGTGATGGCAGAGTGATCGGCGCCGCGAAGGCCGTAGCTTGCGGGATGATGCCATTCAGGTTCTGGCCGGTGCCGTCACCATTGAGGAGCTGCGCTTCTTCGACGTATGCCAAGCCGTAGAGCAGCCGGTTGTCGATGATCGAACGCAACTGCGCGAAGTCGTCGAGGATCTGGCGCGATGCCTTCATCCAGTGAGCGATGACCTTCGCCGAGGTGTTGACCAGATCGAACTTGAGATCCGACTGCGGCTTTGCCGTGTTTTCCGCGGTGGGCGCAGCCGAGTTCGTGAAACCCGTCTCGCGGACATACTCAAGCGTCGACCCGTCCATACGGCCTTGGCTGAGAAGGTCGCGGACAGTGAGACGGCGCTGAGGAAGTTCGAGGACGCCGGGAAGGCGAGTGTTCTGAACGCCGGCGCCGGCAGAACCAGCGGCATTGGTCGTTGCGGAGGTGATCGTCGCCTTGAAGCGAACATCTGCCTTGCCGCGCGAACCGGAAGCCGCAAACTCCTTGATGCCCTCGTTCTCGACGAACTGCTCGCCGAAGGACTTTTCGCCGTCCTTGTCGTCTTCATTGCCGGAACGGGCGAGTTTCTGCTCGATCTCGGCAACCTGGGCCGTGAGGCCGTTCATCTTGAGAAGTGCCTCGTCGGCCTTCTCCTTGATGGAGTTGCTGAGTTCCTCGCCGGACTTCGCCTTGCCGAGCGCCTCGTCGGCGATCTCCTTGACCTTATCGAAGGCCTTCTGATGATCCGCCTTGATTTCGGCGGCCAGTTCGGCCGCGCTCTTGTTTTCGTTTGACATTGAAGTGTCCTTTCCGTGGACAAAGAGGAGAGATTTAACCGCGCAGTGCTTTCAGTAGAGCGGTTGCGTCGTTTGCCTGATCGCCCTCGGAATCGCTCCGAATGGCCTTTGCATAACCATGCGAGGCAATCGCCGTGGCCATGCTTTTCGGGACGCCTGCCTCTCGCAGGATGTCCTCGAAATCCTTGATTGGCATGGGATCGCCATCGCGCAGCCGGCGAGCGAATTCTTCCATGCGTTCAGATTTGACTGCCTCGATGCGTGCCCGGCGATTGGCCGGGAACGTAACGGGCGAAATTTCGTAAAGGTCGAGCTTCTTGAGGAGGCGAACGTTGCCATCCGGCTCGGTCTCAACCTCGCGATAACCGATCGACAAGCCACCAATCGCCTTGTTCTTCGCGAGAGCGTAAACCTCCCTCGCGCGCTGGATATCGAGGAGGAAGCGACCTTTGCCCCAGAGGCCTTTCGCGTCCTCGGCAAGGTCTTCCCAAACGCCGATTGGTTCTGTGCTCATGTGCTGCCAGAGCATCAGGACATTGCTGCCCTCGCGCTTGTGACGCGCCAGGCTCTCGACAAAGGCGCCGGGCATAACCTTCTCGCCGTAGCTGTCCACGTTCCCGAAGACGGAGCCGTAGCCCTCAAAGGTGCCGTCCTCCGACAGGTCTTTAACCTGCAGGGCAAAGTCTTTGGTTTTCATAGGTCTTATTCCTGTGTGGCTTGCGGAGCAGGAAGGGCCGCGGGCTGCGAGGTTTGGGTGATCGGGATATTCTGCGATTGCATCCGCGGAACGTCGCCCCCGGCAACCGGCGGAAGGTTCTCGAGCGCCCGCACCTCGTTAATGGTCGTCCAGCCGTTCATGAGCGCCGAGGCGTAGAATTCCGCCCTCGCCTTGCTGTCGCCGCGCAGAAGGCCCTCGAGGCTGAACTCGATGGTGACGCCCTCGGCGCGCTCAGCGGAGGTGAGCAACTGTTTTTCGAGCGCCTGCTCAATGCGCTTGAGGCGCCGGCGCAGTGTGAACTTTTGGAACCCGAGCGTTTGCTGCTCAAGACCAGTGCCCCAACTGGTCGTTTTCTCTGTGTGCCCGACCATGAAAGGCGGAACGCCGAAGAACCGGCAGATTTCCTCGATCGAGAAAGACCGGGATTCGAGCATCTGCGCATCTTCCGGGTTAATCGTAAGCTGCTGCCACTTCGTGCCGCCCTCGAGGACGAGCGGTCGACCGGCATTCATCGAGCCGACGAACTTCTCGGCGAGCTTCTTCTCGGCAGTGTCGCGCTGTTCCTGGGAAAGCCACTTGTCGAAGGTCAGGACGCCCGAGGGTCGCATTCCGTTCTTGAAGGTCTCGCCGGCCGCCCGATCGGTCGCACGCGCCAGGCTGAAAGCCTGCCGGCCGAAATGCAGCGTCGACATCCCGCCGAGCGGCTCGCCACCGAACCCGCGAATGTGGAGCACCGTCTCATCGGTCTCGACAAACTGCTT